CCTCCATCTCTTACTCGAGGAGTTATCGTGTGGACAAGATCATCACTGCTGTCGTTGCTTCAATCCTGGTTATTTGCATTCTTGCCTTCGCTGGCAAGGTGTTTGACCAAGTTGCTTGCTCCAATGCAGTGTCGAAACTGTCCGAAAACGAACTCCAAGAGCGTCCAAGCCAACAAGATTGAGTGGGAACTTGTTCCTTACTCTTTCACGTTGACTTGGGTTGAGATAGAGGACCCGTCTAATGGAGTCGACACGCTCACGCGTGGTACGCTCCCGGCTAAACTACCTAAGGTAGTTTCTCGACGTAAACCTTACGTCGAAAGGGGTAACCCTAAAGCCGCCTCTCCTAAAACTCAGTTTTAGGAGATCCGTTATGCCTGAGAAGCATGAAACCACTCCCTGGAAGCCAGGACGCCTGTTAAAAAAGTTAGACCGAGTGTGGACGAATTCTGCGCGTAGCTCTAAAGGTCAATTGATCCTTCGGGATCACAACTTTTACGAGGTAAACGCAGTAGTCACCGCACAAGGTGGAACCGATAACACGGGATCCTGCCCTGGGGCTGAGACCTGGTTGGTCTACGGTGGACCGTATCCTACAAACAAGGCTTATGCTAGCTTGATGAGTAAGTTACGAAACGGAGACGCCTCATTGGGCGTCACTCTGGCTTCAATGAACCAGAGTATGTCAATGATCGTTAATCGATTCAACGACATCAATGACATCATGGGTCGAGCTCTCCGGTTGCGAAACCGGGGTAGAACTCGCGTCCGTGGTGGGTCTCTTGCTAAGCGTCGCGCAAGCGACGTTTTGGAGGTTGAGTTCGGCTGGAAGCCTTTTATTGATGATATCTCCAATTCCCTCAGAGTCATAGCTGACTCTGGGGTTACTGTGGATCGCATCAAGCGGGTTTCTGGTCGGGCTCAATTTCCGATTCAGTTTGAGACATCCACGGCTCCGGGCCTTGAGCCTAGAGTCACCCACTCATATAGTGGGAAGGGCCACGTTAAGTACAACGCCTCTTATGAGGTGACGAACCCAAACCTCTGGCTCGCCAATCGACTGGGTCTTCTCAACCCGGTCCAAGTTGCATGGGACCGAGTCCCGTGGAGCTGGGTCGTTAACATGTTCGTGAATGCTAATCAGCTGATTGAGTCAGTTTCTGACACTTTTGGTCTGACGATCATTTCTGGCATGGAAACGTACTCTTTTTCTGTGCTACGTGAGTCGCACGAAGACTGGTTACTGCCACCTTGGAAAGGCTATAGTTACTATAGCAATACCAACATCAAGCACGTAACTCGGAACTTGAGATATGACTTCAAGCCCCAGTTAGAATTCCGTCTACCTAATTTCGACGCTGAGTTGGGTGTCATCGCTTCCGCGCTGGCAGTCCAACGTAGCTCGAGATTGTGAAAACGGTCATCTAGCAGTCAATGTCATCAATCCTTAGGAAAGACGCATCAAAATGCCATCTGCAGCAACTTTCACGCTGAACAACGCAGCGGCCGTGGCCAAGACCTTCACTCTGATCAGCCCTTCCGCCGGTTACGGCGGTGTGGCTGAATGGAATCTGAAGGAGGGCACCATCCAAGGCGTGTTCCCAAAGCTGACTACCTCTGCCCGTTTGACGGGAAAACAGTCGCGCGTACAGCAGGGCAAGTTCCGCCTGCCGTCGTCCTTCACGGACACGGTAACCGGCCTCACTCGCGTGGGGTCGGCGGCGGAGTTCAACTGGTCCAGCTCGGTGCCCGATGATTTCCCCGAAGCGTTGAAGGCTGATTACGCGGCATTCGTCAAGAATGCCGTGGCTCAGGCCATCATCAACGAACAGATCAAGGACGGCACACCGGCGACCTAAGGTCGCTCGATGACAAGAGGCTGTTCCCTCACAGGAGCAGCTTTCCATCCTTGACAACGGAGTTTATATGGACAACCAAGTTGTACGTATCGTTCGAGCATTATGCGAGAACGCGGGTAGCCCTAGGGCTCTCTCAGTTTTAAAACTGGTAGAGTCCGGGGAGCTTTCGCAGCTGCAACAGCTGCGTGTCAGACCTCAAGATTATAACTGCTCGGAGACATACTGGCGGGATACGGTCGTAACAGACCTCCTCCGCAAGTGTGACCTCGAAACGGGGCTTGATCGTGAGGCGGCGGCGGTAGCTACCTTTGTCGCTTGTGAACGACAAAACGCTATCTCCAATGTTCGCTTGTCTCGCTACTTAGAGGAATCCCTTCTTTTGGAAGGAGCCTCCGACGTGGCCGTGTATGACTTCATCAGACATACTCGTAAAGATATACAAGCGTTATTGGGTGCCTTACCGGATCATCTGACCCCACGCTTTAGTGGTGGAGCCACGTACGCCGACAGCGGGAAATTAACAACAATCCCGGACAAAATGTCCTCTACCCCAACGGTTTACCAGGGGACACGTTTGTTATTGCCTTTTTGGCATGAAACAGCGTGGTCTAGGAATCTCGTAACAGAGAGACCTCACCGAAGTAACCCACTTACTGTTCGAGGCAATAAATTCTTCACTGTACCCAAAGACGGAACTAAGTTCCGCGGGTGTTGTAAAGAGGCTAGCATTCCCGTATCCCTCCAACTTGATGTTGGAAGGGTACTTAAGGCTAGGTTGCTTAAGATAGGGATTGATCTTAAGGCTGGTCAGGAAATTCACAGAGCTCTTGCAAAAGATGCCTCTGTGAGGGACCATCTAGCTACGATCGATATGAGTAACGCTAGCGACACTGTGTGTCGTGTCTTACCGCGACTTTTGTTACCGAAGTCTTGGTTCGAGTTACTCGACTCTCTGCGAGCGTCTCATACCTTGGCTCCTGTTAAAGGGAGCCTCGGTGTGGGGAGCAAGGAAGAAAAATCTTGGGTTCGGCTTGAGAAGTTTTCCTCTATGGGAAATGGCTTCACGTTCGAACTTGAGACCATCATCTTTGCTTGTTTAGCTCGCTCCGTAATCACACTGAGTGGGGGTGACCCCACTCTTGTGAAGTGCTATGGGGATGACCTCATAGTACCAGCAACCAACTACAGAGATGTACTGGCGGCATTACGGATGTTCGGTTTTGAACCGAACACGAAGAAGACCTTCGGAGAAGGTCCATTCAGAGAGAGCTGTGGGGGAGACTTCTGGGGTGGTGTGCCTGTAAGGGCACACTACCTTGAAAGTATCCCTGATGAACCACAGCAATGGATCAGCTTGGCTAACGGGCTGCGCCGCATAGCCACGGTTCCTGGCAATCCCCAGCTCTCCAAAGAGCGATGGGAGTTTGTCAAGAAAGCGTGGTTTATGGCGCAGGACCCTATCCCAAGTGAGATCCGCAGGTGTCGCGGTCCAGCATCCCTCGGCGATATCGTTATCCACGACATCGAAGAGACCTGGAGTCTGGTAGATACGAAGAAAGTGCGCGACCATGATCCTTCATGGGAGCAACGCTATATTCGTGCCTACCTTCCCGTGCCCAAAGTACTACCATGGTACTATTGGTTACCTGCCGTGCAATTGGCGAGTTGCACACTTGGCCTACCGAGTACAGGCGTCACTCCCCGTGTAAACGGAAAGGATGACGTTTCTGGATATCGGATTGGGAGAGTACCCTCCAGGGTTCTCTCCTCATGGCAGCCAAGCACTGACATCCGTCAGTGATGGGTAGTTAATCCTTTCTCATCGAAAGGTGGAGTCTCCGG